TAGGTTCACATCTGGGAATGCCATTTTTCCGTAAAAGACAACAAGGATTACCTGAATTTGGTTACTCTGATAATGAAGGTCCTGGAAACATTTATGACCACGCTTATGGGTTAATGACAAATACAAGAATACCTGAAGATTTTAATGAATGGTATTTCATATGTGCAACCTATAATCCAAATGTTGATGAAGAAAATTCTGATTTTAATAATACGAATCCAGATTATTGGTTGAATCATGTTCAAGCTGATGGTGAATCCTACACATCGTTTTCAGGTTTAGGAAATAGATGTAAAGTTGAAATAATATCTAAATCAGACTTACTACGAGCTCGTGGTTTTAGAGTTTAGTAATGAATAATAAATTTAAAAAATACATAGAGATAGTGTAATGGCTTTTATTGGAACAACGCAATTAACACGGAATTTAAATAATACCATGGATACATTCCTTTTAGGTTCATGGCAAAATGATTATAGTTCTTTTAGGGACACGTATTTACCAGAGACTGTTCCACAAACTTTTCTAGATACTACTTTATTCACAACAGAAACTAATGTAAATCTGGCACAACAGCAATTTGAAACAAATGGAACTTTTGTAGACTACTATTTAAAAATAAATAGTGAAGTGATGAGAATATTGGTCCATGATGACCAGACAGGATTTAGTACTAATATTTTTACTTATTTGCCACTAATGAGAATAAAAGTAGAAAGAGGTTTTGGTGGGTCACCTGTAACAAATCATAGTGTTGATAGTTTTGTACAAATTCATAATTCTCTTGACAGTATTGAATTTGAAGAAACTGAAGATATTCCAGCAGGAGACACAGTAGTTCCTTATGATGTGATTGAATACACATTAGATGACGGATTTGTTTCGGAATCAGTTTCACCAGGATTTGGTGTAGATGGTGTAACAATTGAACAAACAATTATAAAACCTTTTGACCCATTTAGTGGTTTAAATGTTCAAACGTCTTCTTTTCTAAATACAAATCAAGGTTTACAAGATTCAAATCAAGATGGTAGGATTGAATTAGGTATGTTTACTTTTGATGAAGAGAACCTAGCAGCAGATAATTTTCCAAGTATTTTATCTTCTCCATTTTTACCTATAACAAAAGAAAATTTAGTAAAAAATGGGGATTGTAAATTCATAGAAAGAAGTTACATAGAGGAAGTTAATGACGAAGGTAATGATATTCCCATAGTTGTCAAACCAGAGGGAGAATGGAGATTTTTATCTTTACGTGATATTACTGATGATGATTTATTACAATTTTATGACTTTCCTGACTTTCAAGGATTTCAAGGTTACGGAGGAAGATATTCATACGTGCCAATGTCATTGGAACAAAGTGGTTCAGCTGGTATGGATTATTGGTCAGGTGTTGATTTTCAAACCAGTGGTAGTTTTTCTGGTTTTAAAGAATACTTTCAAGGAGTAAATCAAATAGACATAGAAAACTATGATAATATACCAACTTTAAGAGACCAATTTAGATTAAGATATGAAGATTCACAAGGAGGTAACGCGGTTCCAACTATAGCTACTTGGTTGATAACAAATGAAGCTTATTCAAATCAAAGATGTTTATGTTTTCAAAATTATTATATATGGAACAATACAAAAGTTTTTGATTTTCTAAGAAATGTTGATGTGGATGGTTTTAGAAAATGGCCATTCAATTACTTAATTAAATCACAATTTCAAAATGATGGTGAAATCATTGATGATTCTTATAGTGCTAATGATGTAATAACGGATAATCAATACAGAGTATTAAATCAAGTTCAAAAAATTTATGATAAATTTAATGATACACCAATAAATCCTTACAGTTCTTTAAAAATAAGATTTAAAATGAAAACAACATCTGTTTTCCCACCAGATAATTCTAATTCCGATTTTAATTTTTCAAACCCATTAGATGAAAACTTAGGATTTGCACCAACAGTTGAAGTTGGTATTTTATCAACTCAATTTGAAGAAACACCAAAAGCAGGAACATTTTCAATACCATCTAATTTAGGGGAGGATTGTAAATTTAGAGCACCGGGTAGTTTTAATTCAACAAGATATTTTAATGGTGCAAATTTTGAACAAAAAAAACAAGCTGATTTAGGAGGTATGACAAGATTTCAAAATAAAAAAATCAATCAATGGGAAACATTTGAATTTGACTTTAATCTAAAAAATGACCACAACAATAGAGGTTTAATTTATGGTGTTCCGTATGGAGGTCGATTTGATGATGCAGATAATAATGGGCCTGTTGAAATTATGTTAAATCATATTGCTAAAGGTGGTGGTCAAGATACAGAAGACGCAGGTGTACCAAAGGAAAATGCCGGAGAAATTTATTTTAAAGTGCCAGGATATCAAGATAAAGACACAGCACAAATAAACTTTACTTTGATTTCACCACACCAAACTACCACTCTACTAACTTCAGATGGTTATGTTGAAATTCAGAAGCGAGTGACTGTAAAACATGGTGATTTTGGAACAGATGATTATATGAGTGTAGCGAGTAAATTGGGTGATACAGCAGGAAGTGGTGTAAATACATCCACTGGTGTTCAAAATGATGGAACGGTTCTTGAGGCTTATTTAATGTATGTTGGTTGTAACAATTATAGTTCACATACAGATACTCATTTTCTATTACCGATGAGTACTAACTCAGACGTAGATTATACATATCCAGATGTGGTTGTAGCGTATTGGAATGGCGAGA